CAAATTAAGAGCAGGAGATAAAGTACAGGCCAAAGAGGGGACTACCTCTGCAATGTGGGCGGAGGGAAGGGTAGGAACCATAGCAGAAGTAAGAGACCCAAAGCCCTACTCAGGTAACGACTCCAACAACCTAGTGCGTTGGGGAGAGGATGGGATACTTATGGGGTTTAACCCTAACGAGGTAGAGCATGTCCAAACTAGAAAAAGATGAAGAGGCGGCCATAAAGAAGTGGTGTGACAAAAGGGGTTTACTGTTTATAAAGTTCACCCCTATGGGCGAGAAAGGTTGGCCTGACCGCATAGCTATTCTTCCTGATGGCACACATGTATGGATTGAGTTAAAGCGTAATGGCAAGAAGCCAACAAAGCTGCAACACCATAGAATGAACACACTAAAACAAAGTAACGTCATAACCACATGGTATGACAGCGCAGAAGAATGTATAGATTTTTTAGAGGCAGAGTTAAATGCAATATAGTCCACACAACTACCAGCAAAGAGGTATAGAGCTACTGACAAAAGACAGTGGTGGCGCTGGGTTACTACTAGATCCTGGAATGGGTAAGACTGTAATAACCCTATGCGCTTTTGACATTTTAAAGGATGCAGGCCATGCCAAGAAAATGCTGGTGGTAGCCCCCATTAAACCGATGTATGGCACATGGCGGCAAGAGGCTGAAAAGTGGGATCACCTACAGCACCTTAAATTTAAGACATTGCATGGTGCAGGCAAAGCAGAAGCCTTGCATGAAGAAGCAGACATATATCTTATAAACCCAGAAGGTGTGCAGTGGTTGTGTGACCAAGCCAAGTGGCCAGACTTTGACATACTATGTATAGACGAGAGCACCAAGTTTAAAAGCTCAAGTAGTAAACGCTTTAAGTCTTTTAAAAAGCACCTAACAAAGTTTGACTACAGGTGGATATTAACTGGCACGTTCGTACCTAATGGGTTGCTAGATTTGTTTAGCCAAGTGTTCTTGATGGACTTAGGTGAGTCTTTGGGTAAGTACGTCACGCACTACAAGAATAAGTATTTTCACCAGACGGGGTTTGGCGGTTACACATACGAGCCATTCCCCCAAGCTGCTGACGAGATAGCCAAGAAGATAGCGCCCATGACGCTAAGGTTAAATGCAGAAGACTACCTAGACATGCCTGAGTTTAACAAAATAATCAGGAGGGTAGACCTACCAGAAAAAGCCCTAAAGCAATACAAGGAAATAGAAAAAGACTTTATAGCCGAGCTACAGGGTGGAACTATTGTGGCGGCCAATGCCGCAGCAGCAGGAACTAAGTGCAGGCAGATGGCCAACGGCGCAGTCTTTGATGAAAATAAGGAAGTGCTGGCCGTACATGAAGCCAAGATGCAGGCACTAGAGGAAATAGTAGAGGAAACAAATGGGCAGCCGCTGATAGTCGTGTATGAGTTTACACATGACAGAGACCGCATAATGAAAATGCTGGGTAAGACTGCCGTTTGTATAACAGGTGTGACTGGCAGAAAGTATGAGATAATACAGCAAGACTTTAATGCAGGTAATATCCCTTACTTAGTCATGCACAGTGGGAGCAGCCATGGTTTAAACATCCACGGTAACTGTCACCACATGGTTTGGTTCAGTGTTACTTGGAACCTTGAATGGTACATTCAAACTAAGGATAGGTTGTATCGGCAAGGGCAGGCCAGTAAAATGGTTTTGTGCTACATACTGGTAGCCAGCAAAACCCTAGACGAGCGTGTTGTTGACGTACTAGGTAGTAAAACCAAAGTACAAGATGACGTACATAAATTATTAATGGGAGAGTAACGTGGAAAAAACACCAATATTAGAGCGCATAGAGCGTTGGGTTAGCCTTGGCTATGTTGACAAGTATATAGTTGTACATCCTGACGATGTAGAGGCCATTTACAAACAAAAGTTGTTTGATGTATTTAGCCAGCCATTCAAGGTGCTGGGCACTGATGAAGTATTTGGCGGTGTTTTATAATGGGACAGGTTTTTAACATGGTAGACATACACTTGTGGGCTGGGACTATGCCACCAGTACTGACCGCTAAAAGTGCAGACGCTAAGGACTTGCTTGGCGAAAGCCCATTCATACCCATTGGTAATTTGGAGCACCTTATAGAAAGTATGCCCGACCATTGGGTGCTTATGGGTACAGAGGATGAGCCTACCGAAAAAGTGATGCTTATGTTTGTGGATAGAGTGTTGTCATAATGATAGAGTGGAAGTATAATACTTACTCTATTAACCAACCAGAGAAGTAAAATGACCGAAGAAACTAAAAAGAGTCGCCGTAGCAAGTTCAGTGTTTTGTACCCTGCGGACGCCACCCTCAAGCTACTTGTAAATGAAAACCCTAAAAAAGCAGGTTCTAAATCTGCTGTACGTTTTGATGGTTACTTGAATGCCAGCACTGTTGGCCAAGCGATCACAAATGGTGTTAAGTACCAAGACATTGCTTACGATGTCAGCCGAAAGTTTATTGAAGTTGCATAGTAAGTGTTTTAAAATTAAGCCCCTTCGGGGGCTTTTTTTATGGAGAGAATAAACTCATGCAAATACTAATACCTACTTATGGTAGGAAAGCTAAACAGACTACTTGGGATAACCTACCCCCAAGTGTAAGAGAAAGAACCAAGTTTGTAGTACAAGGTAAAGAGTGGGATGAGTACTGGTGCCGCACACAATATCCTGTTGTGGTGCTGCCAGAGTGGATAACCACGGTAGGGCCGACAAGACAGTGGATTATAGATAACTTCATGGGCAAAGTATTGCTACTAGATGACGACCTAGTGTTTGCCACTCGCCGCCAAGAAGATTTAGGTAAGTTTAAACCCAGCACCCCCGAAGATATAGAGGAGATGGTTGATACCATTGAGGTTACACTAGACAGTATTCCTGTTGTAGGGGTTTGCGCTAGAGAGGGGGGTAATAGGCAGACAGAATACTGGAGTGACAATACAAGAATAACAAGAGTTACAGGGCTTGACACTAGAATACTAAGTCACAATGATGTAAGGTATGACAGAACGCCTGTTATGGAAGACTTTGACATGCTGTTACAAATGTTAAAGTTAGGATACCCCAACGTTAGCCTTAATAACTGGGTTCATAACCAAGGCGGAAGTAATACCAAAGGAGGGTGTAGTACCTACAGAACTCCAGAGATACAAACAGAGGCGGCCAATAAGCTACACGAGCTTCATGAGCCGTTTGTTAAGGTAGTCAAGAAAACAACTAAGGCCGCATGGGGCGGTGGGGAGAGAACAGATGTTAATGTACAATGGAAACGAGCCTTTAAATTTGGACAAGCTAATTTACTGGATCAAAGAGCGATACTCAGTAAGGCTCAATAAAGAGAGTGGTGTAGAAAAGCCATGGAGCCTTGACCAAGTATTCCAAGAAACATACTTTTGTAATGTGCATAGGGAGGCTGACAGGGTTACTAAAGGTATTCGCCAGATGTGGTATAACAGACATGCAGGGTTTACCACAGAAACCATAGTCCAGAACATGGTTATGGCTAGGTTTGTCAACAAAATAGAAACACTAGAATCACTTGGGTGGCCATGGACTACCTTTGACCCACCAAAATGGCGAGCGGTTATGTCAAAAGGTGGTTCTTGGGGGTCTGCTTATATAGTTAGTACTAATGGCCGTAGTGTACCCAAACACGAGTACATTGGGGGCTTGCTACGCAGCCTGTGGCAGCAAAAAGACCTAACAAGTGGTGCAACCACCTTGGCAAAAGCTCATGTGGCGCTAATGGGCTTACAGGGGCTTGGCAGTTTCATGGCTGCACAAATAATAGCTGACCTTAAAAACACAGAGGGTCACGAGCTTACTTATGCAGACGACTTTCGTAGTTGGTGCGCCCACGGTCCTGGAAGTTTGAGGGGCTTGGCTTGGGTACTTGGGAAAGAAAAAGTAACCCCTACAGAGTTTAAGCACCATATGCCATGGCTGCTTCAAGAAGTAACAGACCAACTGCATGGGTTGGGCATACCAGATATACACGCCCAAGACTTACAGAATTGCTTGTGTGAATTTGACAAGTATATGAGAGTATCTACTAATTGCGGTCGAAGCAAACGTAGGTATAATGGCACTTAATAACAACCACCAATGGGGAGAGACCAATGGAAAAAGTAGTAAGAGATGTACCAACCATGTTCAGCGAGATGATGATTCTCATGCACATAAATGGCGACCTTGAAGAAAGTAGGAATGGCAATGTGCTAACCCTACAGGAGCCGCTGACAATAACTGTAAAAAACCCAAAGCACAGAGTACTGCTAGACCCAGTGCGAAAAGCTAACCCATACTTCCATGCTATGGAGTTTATATGGATGATGTCGGGTAGCCAAGAGCCAGACTGGATACAACAATTTAATGGCAGGTTTAAGGAGTATGCAGACACCAACAACATGGTTGAAAAGCCTCTGATACATGGCGCTTATGGCTACCGATGGCGCAACCACTTTGGCCGAGACCAGTTAATAGCTGCTGCCAGAATGCTTAAAGAAGACCCAACCACGAGGCGGGTAGTGTTGTCTATGTGGGATGGGTCTTGTGACCTAGACACCCACCACAACGACCTACCCTGCAATACCCACATATACTTTAGAGTTGTTGATGGCAAACTAAATATGACAGTTTGTAACCGTAGCAATGATGTTATATGGGGTATGACAGGTGCCAATGCTGTACATATGACTATGTTGCAAGAGTTAATAGCCGCCGAAGCAGATATACCAATAGGTAGCTATATTGTATTCACCAACAATGCCCACGTTTACCAAGACCTACCCAATGCCACGGAGTTGCTGAACATAAGATACCCCATACTGCCAACCTTTGATAACTACGGGTTTTACCCTTGTGTGCCATTGATAAGCGGTTACGAAAAAATGGCTGACTTTATAGATGACGCCACATGCTTTGAAGCAGGTTTGATTAGCAGCCGCTCTGTCCTTAAAACACAATGGTTTAGAGTGGTGGCATACCCCATGTACTGGGCGTATATGGAAAGGAAAGATGGTGGCGATGGCTCTCATTGGGTTAAGCAAATATCAGACCAAAATTGGCGTATAGCGTGTGAAAAATGGCAGGAGTGGAAAGCATGAGTTATGTAAAGCAGGTGGGTGGAGAGCATTACGAGGGTACTGAGTACCAACATTGGGACATGGTTGTAGATACAGACATGAACTATTTACAGGCTTGCGCAACTAAGTACTTGCTGCGTGAAAAAGAAAACAGGTATCAAGACCTTGACAAGGCGTTAAGTTTTGTCAAAAAAGCTAATAAGTGTGGTATAAGAGCGCTGCACCCAGACGACTCTATAAGTCTGAACTTTTGGCTGGAGGGTGTAGACATACCAGTAGAGGTTGAAGCAGCCATATTGTATGTGGCTGATGCAGACTACTACGAGGCCTCAATACTTATTAATAAGTTGATGGATGACGAGTGCCAGAAAGAAATGAAAGGTTATGTAAACCAAGGATGATTAAAAAAGAATGGCTTTGGATGGATGATAAACAGAGAGACACTGCCTCTCCCCATCCCTGCGGTGCTCAGGGTTGTCTCATAGCACCAACTAAATTCCTCACCGAACAAGAGTGTAGCGACTTGGCGAACTTAGTCAAGAAGCTGCGCTTTACTTGGATAGACAGAGGCCACTTCTTTACACTAGGGGCGGCCACCTATCAGGATGGTGTGAGTGAGTACCCAGCCAGAGCAAACAGGTTAAACACCATACTAACTAAGAACTTTGAACCATTACTGCACAAACTGTATGAGTTTTACGAAGCATGTTATGAACAACCATGGGGTATTGCCCGTCCTGGATTTCACATATTTGACCACACCACCAATGGTCTTATGGGCAGTGCTCACATAGATGAGCCGTTTTCGAAAGTGGCTTGGCCTTCAAAAGGCTTCACCAACCCATTCAGCTTTACCATGCTTCTTGAACAACCTGCTGTGGGAGCGGGTATGGACTACTGGCCTAATGCAACGGGGGAAGACCTGCACAGGGTTATTAAAGAGGATATATACCCACCACATGAACACTTGCAGTATGAGGTAGGTGTTCTGTACACACACGATGGCTTATTCCCCCACCGCATAGCCAACAAGGGTGATATGTCAAATTCTGAACATAGAATAACCTTGCAGGGGCATGGCCTAACTTTAGATGATGGTAGGCGGCTACTGTACTTCTAACTAAATTCTATAAAGGGGTCGTAGTATTGGAACCCGCCCGTTAGTTCTGTGT